AATCCTTAAACTTAATAAGAATCCTTGAAGGATAATAATCTGTTCCAGTGTTTGACTGTTGTTCAGTCAATTCCAATACTTCATCCAACCCAGTATTTAGATTTTGTCTAAGTGGGTGAGAATATATTGTTGCATCATTTACGGGGAATATTTTATATATTGCCATTTTATACTCGGTTTACTCTTCCTTTAATATCAGTATTTGGGTACTTAACTTCAAATATGGATGGATCTTGTGAAGGATAGATTACACCATTCACAGTTGCACTATCTAAATCATATTTGTATTTTGAATAACCAAGGGATTCACCCGCTTTATTAGTTACATTTATACTAGTTACTGTTTGGACACCTGGTACTTGGTATAAGGTGTTTGCAATTTCTCCTAGAATAATTGGTTGATTAATTTGCCATCTATCTACATTGAAGTAATCTTTCATTGCATTAATACAATTAATAAGTACCTCCTCATTATTAAAGTTGGTTGCAACAACAATATCAAAATCAACTCCAATATTAATTACATATCCATCTTTAATATTAATAGAATCAGTTAACATTCTATATTGATCTAAGTATGTTGCTAAATTTTCTTTAGTAGCTACTGAGAGTGTTGTAAGGTTTTTATTGATATCGTATCCTAATGTATATAAGTTAAGTGCGTTAGGGTTTGATATTCTTTTACCTGAGTCAACAGATATTTGATTATCTTGTAGAATATATACTTTAGATACTTTACCAAATTTAGAAGGCATTGCAAGCGTTCTAAATAGGTAATCATCTTTAGTTACTGTTCTTTGTTGGGCTGAAAAATTTGCAATTGAATTTAACCTAATATCCTCTACTGAATCTCCAGCCCCACCACCAGTTGCTGGTACTGAATTATTTACAGCAATAGAATTAATAGCGGTTGTCAATACTGATTGATCTAAGTTACCTGCTGTTGGAGTTGTTGAGATGGTTCCTTTTCTTGTAATTAGGTTTGAATCAACATTTGAACTTAATCCACCACCTACCATGTAGGTTATAGTTAAAGTAGTATTTGAAGGTACCTCACCATATGCTTTGGTAAATAAGAAATTAGATGGATCAAAGGCAAAATCTAATAATGATCTACCATCTACAATACCCTCACCTACATTATCTGGGTTTGGGATAATTTCTTCATCATCTCCACTTGTTGCTCCAGCACCAAACTGCAATTGAAGTATACCTGTTGATTTAAATCTAGATACAAATCTTTTTGGTACCTTTTTAATACGAAGTAAGTATGGTGTTTGGTTGTTGTATTGATTTAATTCTGGGTCGTTTGCAGCTACATTTGGAACATCCTCAAAAATAGTTTCTTGAGCCAAATAAGGTACTTCATACCAAGTATTACCATCCGAATCTACTATTGATTCAATACCAATTATGTTAGTATCTTGAATATCAATTGTGTAAAATCTAGTTGGTGAGCCAATACTTACAGTTTTAGTTTTTAACTCAGCTGAAATAGCTTTGGCTTGTTTTTTTAGTAAATAATATTCTGGTTGACCAGTTACAGCATCAATTTGATAAACAGAAATATCTGTTGGGTCGAATGAGCTACTAAAACTAAAATCAATAGCATCTTGAGTAAGGAAAGAAACTGTTGAATTGGTACTTGGTGAGAATGTTGAATTACGATTAATTCTTAAAGCATAATCAAAATCTGGTAATGTAGTTCCACCAACCACTTTGGAAGGGATTTGTTGGTATACATCTAAGATTACAGAAGATGGATTTGTTATCGCAGGAACATATCCTAAATTATATGCCAGTGAGTATAGGTTTTCTCTTTCTCTAGCATACTGAATAAAGTTTTCTTGAATTTGAGTATCAAGATAAAATGAAAGTACATCACCCACATAAGCAGCCATTTCAATAAACATAGTACCAGGTGATGTCTCACTAAAGTCATTTACGGCGTCAGGAAAGTAATTTTTAGCGTAATCAACTAATGATTGTTTAAAATCATTGTAATTTTTATTTAGGTAAGTTACGCTTTTTTTATTTGTATTATTTACCTTAGAGTATCCCATTCTTAAAGTGTGTTAGTATTTGTGTTTGTAAAACTTAAAGTAATACCATCATTCTCATTATTGAATAATAGGGTATAATTTACCGTTAAGTATACATAATTTCCATCTGGTTTTACTTGTATATTATCAACAGATATTTCTGGAATATAAATCTGTGATTGGTTGTTGACTCTTTCTCTTAATGTTTCAGAATCAATTTCTTGCTCAAACAATAATCTTTTTAAACCAACCCCAAATAATGGTTGAAAAATACGTTCACCAGGGTCTGTAAGTAAAAGGTTTATTAGTTTAGACTTGACATGGTCTTTGGTAGTAAAATCCTGAGTAAATATATTATTTCGGTTGAAAGGGAGTTTAACCCCCACACCTACTTTATCTACGGTGTCTAAAGGATTAATTCTAATTGGATTTCTTACTCTAATTGCCATTAGGGTCTATAGTTTTTCTTTTTATCAATAGCGGCCATTACCTCTCTATAATCTTTTTTTATAAATTGTGCTACAGGATCTCTAGGATCAACAGCAGGCATTACTGGGTCAGTAATACTTCCCCCAACAGGTTGGAATGGTTCGCTTAAAGAAACTGGGGATTGACCAGCTTGACGCATAGCTCCAAAAGCTTGTGCATCCTTACTAGTAAAACTTAAAGCAGTTTCATTTAAAAGGCTATTTAAAGTGTTATTACCAGTGTAATTTTTTGATTGTGGTTGAGTTGTTTCTGTGATAGGTTGATTTCCTTTTATTTCTTCTTTTAAAAGGTTAATTTCTTTCTTAACTGCGTATTCAACTTCCTCACGCACAACATGCCTAATTAAGGTTGTAAGTTCTTTTTTAGTCATTTCTATATTTTGTTATAAATATCAAGGAGTATTACTTGATGGAATATTTCTATACCTATAGCCGGTTTTTGGAGTATTTCCTAATTCTTCAAATACTTTTTGCGAATTACTATTTGGGAGGTTTGTTAAAATATCACCCAAATCACCCGTAGAAGGAGAATCAATTACATTAGTTCCAGCATCCTCTAATGTTGGGTTATCTGAAAATGTTAGGAATGATAGAAATAGTGTATAAAGAGCATCTAATTGTTGAATAATACCATTTATAAAATTGATGGTTTGTTGAAGAATATTTAGAGCTGGTTGGATTATTTGTTTGAGTTGATTTAATTTTTGTTTAATTAGGGTAGAAATTGATTGATATATTAATACTATCCCTTCAACTTCTGAGACTATCCCCAGTGCTCTATCTCTACTTTTTTGAGCTTTATCAATTATAGCACCACTAGCGACTGGCCCAGATGAAGCAGCTATTGCAGCATTAGCCGCTAGGGGGATTGTGGTTTTTAAAAGGGGTAATATGGGGTTAATAATGTTAAATACTTCATCAGCTTTTTGGAATAAGTTATCTACTATTTCTAATTTTTGGTTAATAGAATTAATTTGGGTTTGGAAACTTTCTAATTGACTATTAATTTTAGTAGTTACCCCTTTAAGTTTATTATATAAATTATCTATTTCTGTAAGTTTGGTTGAACTTAGATTAATATTAATAGTAGCTTTTTGTTGGAGAGCACTAGTTGTGGTTTCATTTTTTGCTAATGCAATTATATCATTATTATTAATACCTGAAATTCCCATAGGTTGGAGTAAATCAGCTATGTTAGGGGCTCTTTTTAGAGCTTCTTCTTGAACTTTGTTTTTGCCGGCCTCTATAATTTTAGCTTCGGCTGCATTTACAAGTCCTTGGTTAGAAATTAATATATTACCTATCGCTTTACTTATCATTTTATGTATACTTTATCACTTTTAACTCTATCTAAAGAGGCTTTTAATGTATTTAACTCAGCAACTAATGTTTGAACATTTGTTAAATTAGAAGGAGAGGGGGCACCCACTGTTGGGATAGTGGATGTTAGTGGATATTGGACTGTAAGGAATTGGATAAATTTATCAATTATTTGACCTAGGGTATCTACTAGTTCTTCTCCTTTTACTGCGGGATTATTTGGGTCTTGTTGGTTTTCAACAGGTCCAATATAAACTTTAGGGGAGTTTATTTTAGCTAAGATGTTAGCGTTTGAATGTAATTCATCGGCAGTAACAACAAAAGCTTCATTTGCAACCAAGATAGTATCTTTACGACCATGAAATAATACACGATCGCTGTCTAGGATAAGTTGTTTTCCTAGGTATTCGTTTGGTTGTATAAATTTGTATGCCATAATTAGGGATTTTAACTGGTTCCTGCCTCTTGAGGTCTAACTAAATAATATACATAATCAGCCGTGTTATTATATTTCTTATTTTTATATGATTCAAAGTTTTGGAAATATCGTCCACCATATTTATTTGCAGTTTGTTCTATTATCTGTATATCGTTGTTTTTACCAGTATTCACGAGGTGAGGTTTAATAATATTATTCCAATCACTTGTTGTAAAATCACTAGGGAATAATTTATGGATATTCTTATCAGGTATTCCTATATTTTCACAATATCTAACATTATTCCAACTAGGGCAAGCTTTACCATAGCCTCCGCTAATTGTAATTTGATTATGTCCTACTACTTTAATATTAGGAAAAGCCTCTACAAAATATTTAATTAATTTTTCATAAGCATATGCTTGTTGAGCAGTAATATCGGGGGCGGTTGTGTTTTTTTGAGTAAAATTTACTTCACCTTTACTTAAATCCGTTCTAGCCATAGATCTCTTTATATCTCCTATCCAAGATATATTAATTGTATTTTGATTTTCTAAAGGTCCAAATCCTTGTATTGTTGTTGAATATACATTATTCCCAGATCCGTATGATGCACCGATTTTTCTCAAGTCAACATTATAATTACAACCCCCATCTGAGTCTACACTTATATTATACCCATGTCTAGACCATCCCGATCCCTGATTTTTATGATAAGCAAATAAAGCCATTAATTCATGTTGGTTGGTAAAATTTGTAGCAGTAATATGACATGATAAATATTTTATTTGAGGAAGATTAGTAGCGTTAACTCCATCTGCCCCAAGTTGTTTAATCATATCAGTGATAGATTTAGGGTCTACTATTCCTACTTTTTGACCAGATTGTTTTTTAAATATAAATTTAAGAGGGTAATCTTTTTTACCATTACCATTTGTTTTCCAGTTTTCATACTCACTGCTGGTTTTAAATTCAATATAGTCTCCTACCCTATTTTCAGCAGTATATTCTCCCACTGTTTCGGGAGCAGTACTATCTGCTCCAGAACCTTCTCCGGAATCTAAATCACCCCCTGCATTATTTTCGTTTTGTTGTGCTTCTTCACTCAATTCAGTTCCTGCTATTTCAAACTCTTCATCTTCAATATCTATTAATCCTTCCTCCTCAACTTCAGCCAACGCAGCAAACACAGGATCTTCTAATTCATCATCAGAAAAAGAAGATGTTACTGGTGGTTGAGAAGTTTCTTCTACAGGTTTAGGGTCTCGCATATCAACAGGGGTTGTTGGTTCTTCAGGGATTGTTGGTTCTGAAGGGGGTGGAGCTACAGCTAATTGTACTGTGGGTGCTATAGGTTCAACATATGTTGCTTGACAAGACTCAAAGTTTGTGGTTGTAAGTTGTATATTGTTGAGTTTTTGATTTGCAAACATATAAATAGAGGAAGCATCCCCATTTACATCCTCAACAACAGTTGAACCTTGTTGATTTTCTGATTGACCAACCCTTAAAATCATTACTGGGTCTCCAAAAGTATCACCATCACTCCAGTTGTTGGTTCCTTCTTTGTTAGTTGTACCCATCCTAATGGTTTGACCTGCTCTGCCTTCTCTAATTACATCACCTGCGTATGGTTGGAGATTTCTAACATCATCTTTGGGTTGATAATTCCCTGTGTTATCTAAAGATACTTCGTTTGGTTGAGATTGGTTTGGGGTACCATTAGAGGCTAAAACCGACTCTTCAGATGTAGGGGTGGTTGATGCTAAATCTTTTTGACTTGGTAAAGCATTATGAACAGCGTTCCCATGAACTGGTACTACCTCACCATAATAAACATAATTGAATGAATTATTCCCACCAATGTCAGTATAAATATCAGGTGATGGGCCAGTTTCTATTTTTACTAACTCATTTATTACAGGATATTTTCCTCTTACTTTTGGTAAAGCTTTTGGAAGAGAAAAGGTTGAAGTTGATGTAACATCCAAATCCTTATCCCCATAAAATATCATTCCAAGTAATGTAGGATCATATGGAACCCCACCATCCCTAAAAATAGGGTGGTTTGCATCTAAAACAATATCAAATACTCTAACAACATTAGAGCGAGTACTACCTGTGGATGAGGTACTAGTTGAAGCACCAGTATTTTGAATATTACTTGCCATCTTCTCCTTTTGCTATATCTTCTGCGATTAATTGTAGTTGTTTGAGTTCCTCGTCTGAAAGGAGTGAATCACCACCACCACTAGCGGTATTATTCATCATTCTTTGAACAATGGCTGTTAGTTTAATGAGGTGTTCATCATTTTTAACGCCAATTTCTAGGTATTCTTTTATAAGTGGAACCACAACAGGAGCATCCCCTATATCTTGGATAAGGGGTTTTAGCTCAGAGATGAGAGTGTTGATTTGTTTGTCTTTTTTCTTTGAATTACCGTAAATTTCCTTAAATAAGTCCGAAACGGTTTTTCCTTCAAAAACTATGGAATCTAATGGGTTACTCATATTTTATTTTTTAATAAATATATGAGCCTATATTCCCTCTAACTGACCTACATCCTCATATTGGTTAAATAATTCAAAGTATTGAGATTTCATTTGTTTTACTACCTTGGTAATGGCAGGTGTTTCACAGTTTGTAATCTCTCTAATATAAATGTAAAGGGCTTTCTTATTAAAGATTTCAAGGTTTTCTCTTTGTTTAAACAAATAAACAACAGAATGTGCAATATGGTGATCTAAGGGGTCAGTGTATAATCTTTCTATATTACCTTCCATGTACTCAATAAAGTAGTGGAGAAAATCTTTTTTATCTTCTCTTTGAATATCGTGCTCAATATTATTGATTACTCGAATATCACTATCGGCCTCAATTAAATCCCCCATTTGTTTTTTCTTAGCATAATTCTTATTATTATAAAGAATAAGGTAATTTTTACCTACAATTGAGAAATAAGAATATGCCTTAAACCCTTTAGATGGGTCGAAATAGGATAATTTTTCTAAAAGAAATGTTATAACCTCATGTTTAAGGTCCTCTAAATCATCTACTTCTGTATAATAAAATTTGAATGTATGGATGAGGTTTTCTGAGAGTTTATATAAAGCGTAATAAATACGATCATTGAAGATTTTATTTCTTTCATCTTGGTTTTCTGAGGCTAAGTACTCAATGATAGCATCTTCAGTATCTTGGGTGAAATAATTTTTGTTTTTCTTTTTCCTTCCCATATTATCTTAATCTAAAATTATTGAGATTTTCCTGAATTTCTTTCACTTGAGAGAAAAACCATCCAATTTCATCATCAGAACGGAAGAAACCTTTATCATCAATTTCATCAAGTCGCTTACGACTTTGTTCAATTATATTACTTTGCGAGGCAATAAAGTCTTCTAACGCCTCATTCTTCTTAATTAAATTACGAGTACCGTAAACCATTACAGCAATAACACATGCCATAATGGTTACGAGTACCCATGCTATAGTTAATCCAATCATTCCTCGTCGTTATTAAAAAATGAATCAATCACTCCTAACGTAGCTGAGGTTAGGCGTGGATTGTTTTCGGGTTTAAGTGCTTTAGCTTTACGAATTGTTTTATCAGCTTTAGATGCGTTTGCAGGTTTGGTTTTAGCTCTTTGAACATCATTAAATGGATTATTTTCTACCCACATTTCAAATTCAATCTGAGATGCCATATGATCTGCATGGTGGAGAAGGATAGGAAGGTGAGAACGTAAACGGGTCTCTTTCTGACCACCCATGAAGTAAAATTTATTTGCTTCATCATAAATCCCATCATGCAATTTAATTGCTAAAAACTCATTCTCAGTTACTTTGATTCCTCTACTTTGGAGTAAAAATAAAGATCTGTCTGGGACCTTCATTGAAGGGATGTTGGTGTTGTACTTATAAACCTGACCAAGGTTCTTAATATGCCAATCTGAATCGTTGGGCACATAATACTCAGAATTGTCTTGATCATAACCTATTTTACCTAAATCATGGTTTATAGCAGCAAACACCAACTCCTCTTCAGTATATGAATTATCAACAGAACCCATTTCTGTCCATAAATTATGGAGCTTGAGAGCACCTTTCACAACTCGTAAAACGTGATCAACATACCCACCTGGGAAAGCTGAGTGGTGCCAGTTTTTAGCTGATGCTGGAGCCATCATAATGCGTTCTTGGTGGTCGTTGTAAAGAGAAATCAATTCATCTTTTCTATCACTAGTGATGTAGTGCTCAATAACTTGGATCAAACGATCCCAATTTTGCTGTATTTGTTCTGCTGGAATCATATTATCTTAAAAATCCTGTTTTGTTTTGATATTCACCATCTGATTCAATTTCAATGATGTTTTGGAGATAATCCATACAGTCTTTGAATTGACCATCCTTAATGTACTGGAGTGCTTCAGAGTTTTGACCTCTTTTAATAAGGTTCTCCAAAGTTGCTACTGATTGCTCTAAGCGATCGTAGGCTGTTTGAGCTTGTTGTTTAAATCTTGCCATAAGTTTATTATTTAATATAGCAATATATAATAAACTATTTTGAGGAAGCCAACTTTTTCTGGAGAGAATTTGCTTCTCTCATGATATTCTCTAATTTTTGTAAATTTTGTGGGGTAGGATTATCTATCTCTGATAAAGATTTAAGCAGGGAATGCTTTTGAAATGATTCAATTGAATCTATTTCTGTGTGAATGTAAGATAGGAATGTAGCGAATGGGTCCTCTTCAACAGAACCCCAGAATGACTCTAACATTATATTACCTGTTTTAACGACCGTCTCGACCTCTCGCCCCCCCCCCCACAGAAAATGGGGTAAGAAAGGGGATTTAAAAATCCAAATTCTTTAATCAGTTAAAGTAGAAACTGCTGACCACCTGGGTAAACCATCTTTGGGACTAATATAAATGTATGATTCTTTACCTTTATCTAATGTTAATTTATTAATAATTTCATCTCTTTTAAATAATTGATATTTAAAGGTTTTATCATTTATAAATAAAACATAATCAAAGCCTTCATTTTCCATATAATCTTCAACAACAGCTATACCCCAATCTAAAGTAAATTTACTAGCATCAAATTCTGAATCTGAGAAATATTGATTAACATTCATTACATTAGCATCTCCTAAACCTTTATAAGCCTCCCTAAAACTTGAAGTAAATGTATCTATAAATTCTTTTTTTACTTTAGCGTTTTCACCATTATATAAATCTTTACTTAATACTTCGTCATAATAAGCTTTAATCTTATAAGGCCATTGAACATTAACAAGTTCCATAAATCCTTTTTGCCCCCTAATATCCTTAATAGAAATAAACTTCTTTTTAGTTCTTTGATACCCAAATTCGGATGAGTCAGGATTATACTTAGTTATTAACCCTTTAAAATAATTAAATAAATTCTTAAAAATTAATTGATGGGAATTAGGACCATATGAGGCTTTTTGTCCAGTAGGTTTAGCTCCTTTATTTTTTATTTCTAATCCTTTACCACCCCAATCTAAATCCCCTTCTGAGTCACCTTCAAAAGATATATCATCACACATTAAACATAGAAAAAATTCCCCTTTACCTATAGAAATTCCACCATATGATCCATCTAAAGAAACCATCTTATATAAGAAAGGATTACTAAATACTCCTCTTAATGGGTCTATTAAACTCCCCTCTTTGGATTTAAATAACTCAGAAAATTTTTCGGGAGAATCTATGTAGTCTTTAAATTTAAGAATATCCCCGTTTTTAGTCATTGAGTCAAATAACACTTCAAAAACTTGATCTTGAACCATAGCCTTACCTCCTTTTTTAAGGAAATAACTTTTTATCTTGTCTTTATATTTAAAACTTACAACACGAGCAGATATCTCTCTCATTTCATCCTTACTTAAATTAGACATATCAATCTGATCTTTTAAGTCTGATTTATTATCAACTATTTTATTACTTAAATCTTCTTCTTCATCTAACTGAAAATCAGGATCAAATTGTATAACCATAGTTGAAATTTGTTGTATATCCTTTTGGGATAAATCTATTTGATCTAATAAGTCAAAAAACTCCTGTTTAGAATCGATTTCATTAGTATTCATTGCTTGTTCAGCTGATTCTAAATCTTCAGATAAAGAAAAAGAAATACCTTGTTCCTTTAGAATAGATTTTAAAATACGAAGATCAGAGGGGTTATCCATATCAGGATACCCCTTCTGACATCTGTATGCCCATTCGACCAGAATTTTATCAGTGTCAATTTTTGACATAAAAAACAGTTTAATTGTTAGCCTTTAATGATATTAGCTAATTTTTGGAATCTTTCTTGGAGTTGGATTGATTCTTCTACTTCCTCAGCTTCTTCTTCTTCAGCTTCCTCTTCTTCAGTTTCCTCTTCTTCACCTTCCATTTCATCCTCTACTTCTTCTTCTTCACCTTCGTCTTCCATTTCTTCTCCACCTTCAAACATGTCTTTTTTCAACATATCATAGATTTTACGAAGTACATCTTCTGACTCACCACCTTCGGCATCGTCTTCAACGTCAACTTCAATTTCGTCTTCTTCACGGAGATAAGCTTCTAACTCTTCCATGATCATTTGATCTAATTCTTTTTTGGTCATTTTATTTTCTTTTTGAATATTATATTTCTTTAAATTACTTTCTCTCAAACCAAAATAACCTCTATATTCCCTTTCAGAAACTTCCTCAATATCATCAACATCTATTATTTCGTCACCAGGACCGAATGTTGCATATGCACTGTAATACTTACCTCCATTTTCAGCAGCAACAAGTTTAGTACCCATATCACCATCAATTGGAGTTACCTCCCATTTATCCAGTGGGATAGAAGATTTTCCATAACCTAATTCCTCTCTAACCATTCTACTAATAGATTCTCTTAGTTTAATTTTTTCCATTTTGTCTTTTTTAAATTCTTTAGTAACTTCTTTCATCCCGTGATCAGCCATACCTTCCATATATTTTTTAAAGCTAGGCTTTTTATCTCTACCTCTATATTCAGTTTCGTATGAAATTAAACCTGAATAATAACCACCCATTTCGTTCAAGTTTTTAAGAACGATAGTAGTTGCTTTTTCACGTTGTTCGGGGGTAGATGAATGAAGATT